CCAGGGCTGCAGACTCTTAACCCCCTCAACTATACTGGCTACCGTCGTCTCAATCTTTTGGGCTATTATCTCCTGATTAGCCTCCGCCCAGGAGCGTATACGCTGGGCCAGCTGGATACCCACATCCACTAACTGTTTAAGCTGCGGCATAAGGGTTGTACCTATGGCGGCGGCGGACAGTTTAAGGTTATCTGTGAACGTGCTAAAACGCCCGGTCAGGGTGGTACTGGCTCGCTCCATGCCCTGATAGAACTTACCGCCCTCCGAGGTCATGGACTTAAAAGCCGCCGTAACTACGTCCCCCGTAGCCTCCCCGGCGGTTATCATCTCCCTGGCCTCACCCACGGTAATACCCCACTGATCAGCAAGCGCACCAAGTATGGGTACCCCGTTATTAATCAGCTGGTTTATGTCCTGCAGGGAGGCCTTACCTGCGGCTTGGATCTGCGCGAATGCCAGCGTAATACCGCTAAATCGCTCAGCGTTACCTCCGGCGGTATCCCCCAACATCCTAAGCGTGGGTATTAAGTCCTCCTGGGTGGCTGCCTCGAATCCTAATAGGGTCTTGGTAGCGTCTGAAAGGTCCCCAAATTCAAAGGGTGTAGTCGCCGCAGTGGCATTAAGATCAGCTACGGCTTTTTCAGCGTTATCGATAGATCCTGTAAGTGTCGTAAAGTCTGATATGGCGTTTTCAAGTAAGGCCGCCTCACCTATGATGCTACTAATACCTGTTTTTAATAGCCTGATTCCCCCGCGCACTACATCTGCCGCCAGGATGCCCTTAAGGACCCCCCCAAAAGTAGTACCGCTTGAGGAGGCCTTTTTAAAGGCCGCGCTCGTATTATCACCGAACTTAGTAGACGCAGCGCCCATAGTCTTAAAGGTGCTGCTGAACTTATCCTTAGCGGTGAATGTAGTGAATACGGAAAAATCAGGCATCAGTTATACTATCCTCTACGCATTTGTTTAAGGTGTCGTGCCAGTCTGACCAGTATTTAAGCTCGCGGTAGGGCATCTCTTTTATTTCGCTAGGCGGCACCTTGCGGTAAAAGAGATTACCCATATACTGGTGTACCCGGTCTACTACACCTGCATGTACAAAAAACCCAGGCACTCCGCTACGCTTATATCCACGCCCGTAAGCTTAGATATGCCGGTCTCGCCCACCCCAGACATAGAGCCGAGCAGGGCATATATTTTGCCGTACTGGTCGCCGTCCTTTTTTCCCGCCATAGCGGTTTTATGCTTACCGCATATCTCGGCGTATACAAGCTCGTCACCCGTTCTCAGGTGCTGGGTGATCTTAAGGCCCTCGTCCTCTTTGATCTCCAGACGGCCCTTAGATATGGCCTTAACGAGCTTATTACAGGCGGTCTCGAAAAGATCTTTCATTGTATCGTTTTCAAAGTCGCCCGCGTCCAGGTCGTAGTAGCCTAGGAGCATTTCAAGCTGACCTCTGGCTACCTCCTTACTTATTACTGCATCTGTCATAATAACCCCTCTGTTATTGTGGCTATGCGCCTAAAAAGGTGGCCCAGTCAGTAGCTGGGTGCAACTGAATTGTCGCTCTTAACTCTTCTGTCTCGCGGTTCTCAAACTCAATAGACCCGGTAGACCTGTAGACGTCACCGCCCGCAGTCTCGTAAGACATGGAAAAATCGCTAGTCCTTTCGGCCAGCTCCTTAAGTACCTCGCGCTCCGCACCGTTACAGGCTACTACTACCGACTCTGCCTTAGGTACGCGCTTGGTCATTTTACGGATATTGCGCCCGGAGGTGGGTAACCTGTCATTCTCCCACCTGCTTACGGTCTCCGTTATGTTGGTATCTGCCATGGCGTCAAATGTGACACCATCCAGGATAACCTTACGTATACTACCTGCTGTATCTGACATGCTCTAACCCTCCTTAGGATAACAGTACAGCTATACTTACATCAAACTGGGTGACGGTATCGATAATGCCGCCCTCGCCTGATAGTATAACTGGAAAAATGTTATCAAAACCGGTGCTACCGTCCCTGATTGTAACAGATAGGTTTTCAGAGGTAAAGGAGGAGTTATATAGCCATGCCTTACCGGCAAAAGCTACCGCCAGGGCGTTAAGATCATCCTTTACAGCGTCGGTATCGCGGGCCTTGAGCCTGTCCGTAACATTGGTGACGGCCAGTACATCCTCTACAATACTAATACCCTGCCATTTAGAAGCCTCGAAAGTCTCCTTAATATTCGACATGATATTCTGGAGTATAGATATATTACGCATAGACCTATATCCGTTAGAGGTATCGGGCACGCTATCGGGGTGGTAGAAAGTAACCACGTTCTGAAGCACTACGGCGCCGTTAGCTACCTTTGTGGGGCTTACACCAGCCTTAACAGCTGTATCCCTGCTATCATAGCTTGAGGTCCAGCGGTCGGCTATAGCGCCCGGGAAAACGTCTACCAGGGCGTAGCCTGTATAGCTCTGGGCCGCGCGGTCGTTATTGATACGCGCCATATACCCCATGGCCTGCGCTGCGATCTCTGACGGGTGGTTAGGCGAACCAGGTACGGCTACCACACCATTAGCCCTGTCAAGCTTACGCCCGTCGCCTAACGCAACCAACGCCGTAAGACCGCTGCTACCTGCTGCGGTATCTCCTGTGAGCACTCTAAAAGGGCGAGCAACCAGTTTATCATAAAGGCCAGTAAAATCATTGCCGGCGCCGACGTAAGCAGATATAGCGTCGAGAGTTGTAGTATCCTGGCCATATCCATGGACGACATCAGTAAAGAAATTTTCGTTTCCATCGTCGCCAGTACCGAGACCGTCAAGGGCGTCTGCTATGGTTGGTATGCCTGATCCGCTGGCCATATCTGTTATAGCTATTGTGAGGCCGGACGGTGTGTCCTGGCCGAATCCCTCATTGAAAGTTATTGCGATGTCGTTACCCCATGGCCCAGCGCTTACGGCTGTAAGGTTCATCTGGGTATCATCCACGCCGTCTATAGCCGCAGTTACGGGGAGACTTGGGTTAGCATCCACCGCCGCTATAGCCGCGAGGGCAACATTTTGTGAAGTCATGGACGCGGTAACGGTAAATGGCACCGCAATACCAGCGATATACATGTAAACCGTACCAGCCTCAACGCTAGAGGCTGTAAAAGCCACATCTCCCGTAGCCTGCACCGGTGTGTCTGCCTCTGCCTGAGGACAAACCCAGGTCTCAACCCCATTACCGCCTATGTAAGCCTGTACCGCCAGGCGGTGTATCATAGAGCCGAATCCGTACTTATCCCCGGCGTCCTCTGGACTGGTTATCAGTTCTGGCACCTCGTCGACTATACCGGTTATAGACGACTCATAGGTACCTATGATTAGTATCTTTCTCGTGACGTTTGAGGCCTCCGGGGTAAACTGCACATTCTGTACCCCAGCTCCTACGGCATTCGCGAGACTGTTAGCGCTCAAAGACATTATTATGCCCTCCGTTATGTGTTATCGACTATTACCCCGGTACTCTCTACGTCGTCGCCGTCTATGTCAATCGTAGTATCGTAGTACTCGGCGGACTCTGTACCGGTATCGCCTGTTATGGCTTCGGTAATGCGTAAATTTAACTCTAAACTACCTGTAAGTACTACCAGGGCGCCACGAGTGGTAGGCGTATCCTTACTTATGCTGGGCACCCACCGACTACTTACCGACCCCTTACTCTGCCCCATATCGTAGTTAAGGCCGTCCATAAGCACCTGGTATACTATACCGGCGAGCTCGTTAAGGCTGGTATCTGCCTCGTAGGTGGCCTCGTTATAATTGGCTAGAGCAGTGGCTAACTGTGCGGGAGTCGCAGAGGGGTTATCCAGAACAGACAACTCCCCCACAGCCGCCTTACTGACGGTCAACTCGATACGGTAAGTGGCATCGTGACCGACAGATCCGGTGTTACGTCCCGCTCTCTTGGAAAAATCGCCCCGTGAAAAGAACACCTGAACCTGACGTAAATCATCAAGGACAGTATCAGCGTTAACCGACTGCCTTTGATACCCCACAGTCTGATACCTGCCAGCCTCCGCCGCAGCCAGTATAGCCACAATAGAAGCCTGTACGGTCTCGAATACCATTGTCATGATTGAGCCGCCTTTTTAAGATACAGACGTATAAACCCTATTGATGCGCCCCCCTCTGGCGACTTGCTAGGGTCTATAAGGTGCGTTACTAGGTCGCCTGTACGGCTAGGAGTTATGGGTATTTTAACTGCCCAATTCTCGCCTGGTCCCGGAATCCTGGTTAGGCTGCTGCGTCTCAGAGTTACCACGGGCTCGTCTATTACGACGGTACCACCTGTGGCCGGGTCCTCTACGACCGTATCATATAGGACCTGGCCTACCAGGTCGTCATATGTAACGCCGTCAGGATCTATAAGCACCACCGGGAGCGCAAAAGCCCCCTCAAGTGTATGCGCTAGGTCCTGCTCCGCTTGCTCTCTGAGATTAACAGCCATTATTTACCTTTCTTGGACTTCTTAGACTTCTTAGGCTCCTCTACTACTGGCGCCTTAGGCTCCTCTACTACTGGCGCCTTAGGCTCCGGTATAGCCTTAACCATGCCGTTATCCAGCATAGCCTTAGAGGGCTTAAAATTCCCCGGGAGCTCGTCGCCCTTGCGGTACTTTTTACGGCCCACAAGGATACAGCCCTTATCTTTAGAACATATATACATTATAAGAACCTCCTACGGGGGCCTAAACCCCCGATTTATGATTGTTACTCAGTTATAAGACCGTCCAGAGTGGCGAAACAGTCAGTCATAGTGGTAGCGAAAATTGGCGCCGCCTGGGACCTGACAGTAAACTTTTTGTCGTCACCTGATACATACAGGTCAAAGTAGAACATGCGTGGGTCAACTGCATGCATCTGGCCCTTAACATTATTAGGCATCTCCGGGGCCATTGGGTTGAAGCCCATAAGCTCCTGGTAGAGTGCGGCCTTTGCGGCGGTCATGGGTAGCACCTCCGGTGGTCCAAAATACCTATCGCAACGTGCGCCGCTGAAGCATACAAGGGCCTTATTTTCAGGCATGTACTTTGTAGATGTACCTGCGTCAGTGTCGTATACATCGCTATAGGTAAACATCCAGAGCTCATAGCCCTTAGGTGTCCTGAGTCTACCACGAGCGATAAAACCACCCTCGATAAACTTGCTGAACCTGTCAGGGACCGGGTTGTTTGTGGATACCTGAATAAGCTCAAACCTACGGTTATCCGCCTGATTCTGGATAACGTCATCATTTACCAGGGCGTCCATAGCGTCGCCGCCTATGATAGACATATCCGCAGTAACGTGCCCTGTAGACCTAAGAGACTCGCACGCGCCGTCAAGGTCACCGAGAATATCAGCACTAGCCTGATCCCATGCTACATCGACTGTAATACTTGTGAGGTCACTATTACGCTGGAAATCGTAGATAAGATCGGTATTTGTGGTGCCGCTAATAGCTACGTGCGTACCGTTAAGAATAGCGGAAGCCGCCAGGGTCTCGCTGGTACGTATAATGCGCTTTACGTTCTCCTTATGCTGGTTGAATCCGAGTATCCTAGCCCTATTAAGGCGAGTCTTAAGCTCGTACGGATTCTCACCAGCCATACGCCTAATAAGCTGGTCGCTTACTATGTCGCCCTCCTCCTCGATAAGGGGGTACTGGCGAGAAAAGCTTGTATACTTCTGCTCGTTGGTAGCCTTGTTACCGTTGAGAAATCTTGAATTTCCGCCCCTATGAATAAGGGCCGCTATTTTCTCATTTCCTCTGATGATGTCAATATCCACATTGCTGGAATCTGGATTAAAAATAGTCTGGGCTCCTGTTTCAGGACGGCCAAAAAAAGCTTGGAATCCTGTAGGTACGCCTATGATGTCACGCTCGTCAAACATGGCCGCCATAAATCTGGTGGCCGGGTCGACTGCTGTAGCTCCTAAACTGTTAGACATTATTCATACCCTCCTTATGCGTTCTCAAAAGATGAGATGTCAACGGTATCCATTGGGAAAATCCCATAGCTCTGCATAGCCTGTTCGATCGTCTTACCGTCTGACTGCAGAGTAGTGAGTGTGGCGCTGTTCTCGTACACGATCTGGTTAAGATCTACCGGACATGCACCGCCGATAAGTATAAGCGAATCATCAATATCGCCCGCTACAAGGTCCGCAGCTGCAATATCCTGGCCGACATAAATACCGGCGAAAAGCTGGGAGCCGTCTACGCCCGCAGGATCCAGAGGTACATAACCGCCGCCGCCCGCTACTGCTATGGTAAACTCGTCATCCGCTGAAAAGTCGGTAGTGGTACCCTCAGTAACAGTGAAAACAAGACCGCCAGCATTGAAAGAAGTTAGAAGCCCGTCGCCCACTCTCAGTGTAAGATTATCGGCCACTATATTACCGTTGGGGTCCGTCAACTTAAAAACACCACCATTAGTAACGGCGAAAGTGCAGATAAGGGTATAAGTACCTATGAGGAGGCCCGGGGCGCCAGATGCTGCCACGCCTGTTACGGTACCGTCTCCAACATTACTACCGCCTGCTGTACCTGTGGTGGGCACTACAGCGTTAAGATACGCCATTACTGTACCAAAAGCCAGTACCGCAGACCTGGCCGCATCCTGGAGGATAGTAAGCTGCTTTACATAGCTTATAGCCCCACGGATGAAAGGAACATTCGTGATATTTGTGCTTGCCTGAACTGACATTAGAATACCTCCTTCTTAAGGTCGGCTACCGCCGCCTCTATATCCCCGTCTGAGGAGATGATACCGGTATCTGCTACCGCGCCTGTGTTTATTGGCTCTGCCGGTACATCTGGGTTAGCTCCTGCATCAGCACCCTGTGCTGCCTGGCTGTTATCAGTCTCTTTCTGGGCGTCGTGCATTGTGGCCACGGCCTCAAGAGATGAAAACTCAGACTCGCCATTTACTACTTTGATAGCCAGATCCTGGATAGCCTTAGGATACTCTCCGCCGATAAAAGCGGAAGCCTTTTTGACTCTCTCGTTAACCTGATCTTTTCCAGACTGCTGGCCCTTTTCGTAGGCGGCGGTCTCTCTCGCTTTGACCTCGGCATCTAAGCCGGTGTCCTCTGCCATTAGGTCCTTAAGTCCCATAGCTTTTTTACCTCCTGTTAAATTGTTGTCGTTGTCGTCTTTAGCCGCTGGAATCACAGGTGCTACAGAGGCCTCCTGGCTATCACCAGACGCTCCCCCATGCCCGCCCGAAATACCGTTCAAAACTTTATCAATCATGCCTATACTTAAGGCGTCTTTCTTTTTATCGTCTGGGTCATCGGCTATAAATATATCGCCCTTACCATATTTAGCCCTAACGTCGGCGATATCTATGCCCCTACCCTCCGCTACTCTGGCCATAAATACCCGCTCTATAGCGTCTACTCTGTCCTGGATTATACCACGTCCCTGCTCAGAGTCAAGGCCGGGTGCTTTACGTGGGGCATTAGCGGATACTATACGATGCTTTTTGATACCCATCTTTTTAAGGGCGTCAGAAAAATCATACCCGACCACTATAACACCTATAGATCCGGTCTCAGCTGCGGGACCCATAGCCACAATCTCGGAGGCCTGCGAGGCTATCCAGTACCCGGCGCTGGCTATCATGCCGTGGTTTTCTGCGGTTATCTTCTTTTTTTTACCGCATTCGGCCACCATCCTGGCTACCTGGTCGCAACCATCCACGGTACCGCCCGGCGTGTTCATCTTGAGAGTGATATTTTTTACCATCTCGTCAGAGGTAGCGATACCCAAAGCCTCTATAATATCGTTATACCCTGTACCACCGATACCTAAAAACTTATCCCATGCGTCAGGGCCGTCTGGGGAGAGTGGGCCGGAGATATCTATAATAGCTGTCTCCCCGTCGACTATCATTATATCCGAGGGCACACGCTCGGACATGCCGCCCAGGGAGCCCTTAAGCTCCTCGGTAAGATTCTCTTTCTTGTCCAAATAACTTAAAATGAAATTAGGCTCTATCGCGTATATAGTCTCCATTATCTCTTATTACCCTCCGCTACCGCCCGTATCTCTACGAGCCCTGTTAAGTCGTCCTGTACTACGTACTGTGCCTCCGCGTCTCCCTCTAGCTCGTATACTACCCCGTGCTTATCTAGGCCGCCCCAGGTAAGCCTAGTACGTACGCCGTACTCTGACTTTTTATTAGCTGGCGTGTAACTCAAATCAAAAGCCCACTGAGCAAAATCTCCGTTTTTCTTCCAGTTATATTGGGTCTTTTGGATACCGTTTACGTATCTAAATACTAACCCCCTGGTAAGCTCCGGGAGGTCCCCGAAAGTAGTATCATCTGCCTCGTCCTCTGTAATCATAGTGAGGATAGATCGTCTCAGAAATATAGGTGTTATACCGGCCCTCAGCTTAAATATGCGGGGCGTTACGCTGCCGTCTACCGCCATATTCGTATTAATTTCGAGGCCTATACCCGCTGGGTATACAAAATCTATAGGCCTGTCTATCTCTATCGTGGTAGTGCCGGCGGTTATAACTACGGCGTATAAGGACCTATCCGTGGCTATTAATAGTACCTCGTCACCAGCTAATAACCCGTGTCCCACTACAGCCTCAAACGTATAGACTAGAGTGGCTGCGGTAAGCCCGCTAGCTACTGTGTCCTGCGCCACCAAGAAATTACCTAAAGTCTCCGCAAAAAAATTATCTATAATCTCGGTATCATTATCGACTATAAACACCTGCTTATCGCCGGGAGTGAACCGGCTATTACCCATGTAACTGCTATACGCCGATATTTTATATGTAGTCGGGTTACCGTTAGCGGATAATCGTACCTTTTTTAACCCGGTAGAGGTTATCTCTCTATTAGCTTTCGCCCCTAGCTCCTCCGGGTCGGTCCAGGTAGACCCGTTAATATTGGACTCGACACATAGGTTATATTTACCCGCATTATACACGTTAATGAACGTGGCGTACTCAGTGCGGCCCGAGTCTATCTTATCTGTAAGGTCCTGAGATACATCAAGTATTACATACCCTGACGCACTGGATATGTCCCCCTCGTAAGTGACTAAACCGTTAGGGTCGAACCCGTAACACGTAGGCGCCCACAGTATGCATAATACTATCAATAATCTTTTCATTCTATTACCCCCTCGTCCACTTCATACCATATCCACTCAGCCCTAATACCGTCGCCGTTGGCGTACCCAGTAAACAAAAAACCTAGTGTTTGATTAGGGCTTAATATAGTCTCGAATCCTTCAGGGCCGGTGCCGCCCTCCTTAGGACCTTGGCCCCAACGCTCCCGAGCATCAGGTAGCAAAGTACCGTAACTCGTAACTGCCGACGGTTCATAAAAAACGCCGCTGTATGTAGGACCTCTACCCCCTATAGCCTCCATATGCGGATTCAGGTTACCACTATGTAAACTGGATCCACCGGATACGTCAGGCTCTAGGTATACGTCGTACTGCGTTTCAAAATCACTACTTGGCACTCTTACCGCTAGATGTACCTCTGTAGAATCGTCACCGGTACGCGCATAAAAAAACCTAGTTTCCCCCGACTCTAGCCTTATATAGGTCCTGGCTCTCCAGGCTAGGCCCTCCTGCTTAGCTTTGTCGAATAGGGAGGAGACGGTTAGGCCAAACTTACCGGCCTCCGGTATATCCTTATTAACTACTGTTACAGCGGAGTTAAAAACAGACTGATTAAGTACTGCAGTACTGGTAGTTTTGCCGGCCCCATAGGAGACGGCGGGTAAGCATATGGAGAGTAGTACTATTAATAGGTATCTCATTTTATATAGGCCCCCCTCCAGAAATTTTGATCCGCTATAGACGCCACTACGTACAGTGGGTTGGTAGAGTCGTTATACTGCATCTCTTGAGACTCGCCAGGCCCCAGTAGGGTAAACGCGTTATTACCGTCGCTATCTACATCCGACTTACCTACGTATAACCATCCCTGGTTATCCGCATCAGCTGTTATCAGTATTACCCTGGTCTCCCCAGTAAACTCTACTTCTACCGGGTCGGTACCTACGGCCAACATGCCGCCGCCCTCTAGGTCCTTATACTCAGTAACCACAAATGTGGGGTTATCCGGGTCAAACCCGCCACCGACCCCAGGGCCTATGAGGGTGTACTTACTGCTCATGCTACAGCACCTTGTACAGGTTTATGGTGTCTGCCCCTACGTCGCAGGCCCCCTGACTCTGTAGTATTATGGTGCTGTCCGTTGTGGTTATATTACCTGAGTACGCCCCCGGGCTACTAAAGGTAACTAAAGATCCGTCCGTCGCCGTGGCTATCTCTATGGCCCCGCTATCAACCTCGTCTATGATTACCTCATAATACAGGCTGCCTGTTACGCCTATATCCTGGCTTATGCCTATGTCAGGTCCGCCGGATACGATACGCACATTATCGGTGTCGCCATCGTATATTAAAAACTCGGTAAGGCCCCTGGTGCCCACTACGGCCCAATTATTAAGCGTGACCTCTTTGTTACTAAAATCATCTATTACGGCCGTACCTGTAGTGCTATTTTTATCTCTTATGGTGGGCCTAGTCGGGCTACTACCGCCGGTAGCCGCCGCATATGCCGTATTAATTCCTGTGGCCCCACTAAAGGACCTGTTACCGTCATAGGCCCGGCCACTAAACTCTATGTCGCCGTCCTCCGTATAGGTAATCAGGTCTACAGATAGTAGATAGCAATGCCCGATAGTAAGCACGTCACTACCGTAGGTGAGGTTACTACTAGCGCCACCAGTGTGTGTAGCCTGGCTACTAGCTATAGCCCAGTTACCGCCCGCACCCCACGCAGCCGGACTATCAAAGCCACTATCTGGTATGGCCTCAGCACCTATAGTGCGCAGGGTGAATTCTGGATTAAGTAGCAACTGCGGCCCCATACCACGAGCGCCAGGGCCTATAAGCGACTTAATGCCCGCAGGTACACAGCACTGCGGGCCGCCGTCGGGGCCGATAAGCGCACCTATGCCGTGCAACAGTCCTATCATAGCAGACGAGCCAGGGCCTATTAGGCTCCCTTTTTTAAGAGAGTCAATACCCATTATTCAAGATCCACCCTTACAGACCCGGCCTTAGCCTCGGCCCATATGTATACGTCGATATCTACGCCGGAGGAGATTTTACCCCCTGGCTGCATCAGTGGCACAGCCTCGCTCTTATCCGTTGGGGCGTCTCCCCCAGTATCCCTATAGGTGTGGTAGTAATTGGGAGTTTTTATAAGTATATTCACCATGCCCGTCTGTACCGCCGTCGCTACCTTAGTCCACTCGCCTTCTGGGCACGCTACTATTACTGGATCAGCCATTACCTTGACCTCCTTTGTCATTCCAAGGGGGCCTTGGTAGCTCCCCATATTCCCTGGTTAATTTCGCTCTATTACTAGCCCCGTCGGAGCCATTAAGATTCCTTGCCACCATATCGCCTGTCTGTGCGCCCATTTCCATGTACGCCATATCCGCCTTAGCTGTTTTCATCGGGTCGATATTAGGCATTGGGGCGCCGAGCCACTTAGCATTTAGCCAGGCAGCACGCCTACGGGGGTCCATCCACCCTAACGCAGATATACGGCCCGCCGCTATCTCCTCAGATAACCACATTTTGTAGACTGGGTTAAGGAAGTCGCTAGCCATTTCATTACGCCATATCTGCGCCACCCGCCAGAAGAGTATAAGCGCTCCACGGCTAGCGCTGTAGTTCTGGTTAAACTTCATTAGTAGGACCTCAAGAGGCATACCGCTAGACGCCGAAAGGTAGCTAGTAAATGCGTCTACAAAAGTACTGTACCCATCAGATGGGGCGGAATTGTCAAAGCTCTTAAGGTCCTCACCCTCGTTAAGGTTAAACACCCCTACGCTACCTGGGGTATCTAGGGTTACCTCCGGTATTGCGGTATAGTCCACAGCGGGTCCGGTAGTAAACTGCTCGCCTGTGTCCTGCACTACTGCGGCGTCTGGCGTTGGTATAGATACGCCCCTGTTTGTGGCTATATCCTCAAACGGGTTTGACGACGGGTTACTATCCGATGGCTTTACATACATAGTTATGTTAGACTGATTGATAGCCTTTTTGATTTGAGCGCTTGTAAAGTCTGTTAGGTTTTCAAAGTCCTGCAGGGCGTGCGATATACGGCTATATCCGCGACCCTGGGCAGTGTACTCCTTAGTAAACCCGTGGAGCATAAAAAGGCGTTTAGACTTAGGGCCTACGCGCGGTATAGTGGTGGTTACATACTCTTTTGTGGCGGGGTCCTTATACCAGACTTTATATCCCTTTTCACGCCCCTGCGAGTCGCGTACAATGCCGTCGCCGTCAAAGTATGTAGCGTATGTAGATACATAGGCGTTACCCCTTATCTGGTCCGGGTCCATAGACTCGTATTGTAGGGGGTTAAGGAGCTCTCTATTAGCGCTGTAGAACAGCCTAACAAAATTATCGTTATCTCGTTGCTGGCCGATCTGGTAGAACCGCTGGAACTGGTAAAAATTCATTGTACCGCTACGGTGCTGCTCTTTACAGGATGCCCACAGGTTAAAGCGCTCCTCTACGTCCCTGCTCCAGTCCTCGGCCTCCTCCGCAGATATCCCGAGTATCCTAAAATTAGGTGTCGACTCCAGGAATAGCCCCGAGTCTACTACGGTATCCGCGTACCGGTCTACCAGGGCTCTAGCCTGCGGTGTCTCGTGGTATGCGCTACGAGCCGCGCGCCTCAGGGCGTTTGCGTCGAACATCTGAGCAGGCGCATAGCTAGACATACCATAGGCCCACTTTGCGCCGCCTGAGGTACTGCCATAGCTGCCGTAATACGACTGTGTTTTAACTGGGGTATCTTCTACTACAGGCTCAGACTTACCCCGCAACCACGCTAGTATACCCAAAGCTTCTTTTCCTTCTAAGGTTAAGGTTCATTATACCCTTGCCCTCTAGCCGCCTATATATGGCGTCTATCTGGGCCTCTAGCCTAGATATAGTGTCCTCCAGGCCTTTAAGGTCGCGGTACTTCATCTGCTGCGTACCCTCGCCGGTGTTAAGACGGTACTCCTCGACCTCTGTAAGGGACGCGTCGTATGCCTCATCAGCTTTTTCAAGCTGCGCTATTTTAACGGCTAATCGAGCCTCTAGCCGCGTCTTTGTACTAGATGTTATACAGGTCATAATGTGTAATAATAATCTAGTACTATCAGAATTGCAAGCGGTAAAATAAAGGACGGTCGGGAGGGAGTCGAACCCTCCAGGAGCCGCCGCCCGGTATCGCAGCTGCCCCTTATCACGCTATGGCTCTATATCCGGTCATCCCCATAGCAGGCCGTTACCCGTAGGCACTCGCCGACCGTTAGAATTGCAAGCCTTGTTTTTTACACAGTATTTCTAAGTACGTCCTGTGGTTCATCTGGGTTAGTTGGGCCGGTGTCGCACCTGCAGACTTAGCCGCCGCCTTGTAGTCCATTACCCTGGCGTCTAGCCACACGTCTGCAGCACATAACGCGTATACCCTGCAGTCCAGGGCCTCATTACGTCGGCCCTTCGGGCAATGAAAGGAGCCGTCCACCCGCATCTGTTCGGCTACCAGCATTTTAAAATATTTCTCTCCGTAGTCTAGCGGGAACTCGCAAAATCCAGGACGCTGCGGGCCGCCTACCTCTACTCTCGGTACCCGTAAGTTTCTATAGACATTTTTCTTATAATAATTTGTGGCTATCTCGTAAAGGGTCAAATCTGATCCGACCTTTAACGCCCTGTATCTCTTAAAGTTTGCATCCGTTAGGATATCGCCTTGCTCGCCCTTCTTAGCTTTGATCTTACTAAAGCCCTTTGACGGGAATATATTTTCCGCAGTCTTGGCAAAATCGTACACGACGTCCGTATAGATACCGTCGCCGGAATCAATGAACATCATAGTGCAAGGTATTACCGCCTGGTTATACCCCTCAAAATTAAGATTACCGTCCTGTATCCATTCAGTTAATTTTTCCCAGGCACCCGCCGCCGGGTCATCTATGGCCCCCTCGAATCTTTTATAAGCTATCGACCAGGTACGGTACTTTGATCCTATGCCTAGTATCTCCATTTCCAGGCGGGCAGGGTTAGCCGGGTCTTTTTCAGATCCTCTCTGAACATCCACCCCAGATGTGATATACAAGACGCCCTTAGGCACCTTACCAGACCTGTAGCCGCCCCTAAGCTCCAGGACCTTACCGGCGTCGGGGCTGGTACCGGTCTCCACAAAGGGTAGGCCCAGGTAGAGGTTAGTAAAAGAGCGCATACCATCCTTAGGGTCCTTAAGCGCCTTGAGGTATGCGTCGTACATCTCGGTCCAGGACAGCATACCTACCGGGCTGTATAGCGAGCTCAAGTGGTAACTGTGGTGGTACAGTCGGTCCGTCTTAGCGGTAGCCCTCCACTCACCCTTATTAAGCATCTCGTTTTTACTGTGGTTAAATACAGCCTCGTGGCAATAGTCGCAGATATAGTACGCCTCTTTAAGTCGCCCGGCCTCAAAATCTGCTTTTATGCACCCATATTCCGACTGCTCGTTCCCGAATTCCAGCGTTTGGAACTTACCACATATTGGGCACGGCACAAAATACTTACGCTGGTCCCCGTCCTCGTACAGCCCGGCAATTATGGAGTTATCGGTAGTCGTGGGGGTGGAAAAATTCATGATCTTTTTACGAGCCCCCCAGGCGTTAGTACGGGCCTGGCTAACATCCAGCCAATTACCCTCGCCGGTACGCAGCTGGGCGGGTGCTCCGTCTACCTCGTCCCTGATAAGTATACGCTTACTATCAGAACGGAGGCTAGCCGCACTCTGAGCGCTCGCCATATCCAGGGTACCGCCTATGTACTCCTTGCTAAAAGTCTTATCGCCAGAGCGGCGGGTTTTGGTGTTCTCTACCTGGGCGAATATCTTGTTACGATATCCACAGGAATCTATAAGCGGCTCAAGACGTTTGGTAGCCCATTTTATCAATAGCGATTCTGTAGAGGATATGTACAGTATCTCGCTAGGGCTCTCGTCCATCCAATACGCTATTACATTCTCCGCACATGCGGTAAGACCGACCTGGGCGCCCTTCATGATAGAGGATTCCCGTACAGGGGAGAACGGCCCCATATTATCCATGATCTCTACCGCGTAAGGGGTCCTGGAGTTACGCCAGAATCCAGGGAACGGGGTATTAGGCGGTAGAATGCGCTTACCCTCCACATACTCGCTAATCTTAGCGAGCGGGGCGGTTACTGGCTTCTGGTCATTGAGCCCGCGCAGGAATTGTAGATCATTTACGCCCAATGGTCCTCGCCGATACTATACTATCCAACCTATCAATTATTTTTGCTATCTTGTCCATCGTCTGTATCCCCCTCTATCTCCTTTATAAATTCATCCAGTAGCCGCTTTACGTGCGCCAGTATCATGTAGACCTCTTTTTCTACGGCCGCCTCTACCTTTAAAATCGTCTCGGTATCGTCCACACCGGTAATAGCTGCTATCTCTGGGGCCAGGTTGGGGCCCAGGGTTCGGAATTCGTTTACATCTATGGTGTAGAGCTTTGAAAAGACCCGCTGTACCAGAGCGCGGTCTATTAGCTCCCCCCGTTGCTGCTCGGTCTTTACCTGGATCTGCTGTATCTGTGAGATGACTTTAAGCCGGTCTGCTGATGCCTTAGAAAGTGCCCCCATACCACCCTTGTTGACCACATCTAACAAATCCTGGTCGGTAGGTGGTGGGAGCGGTGCCCCCTGGTCGTTATCAGGAGTTTTAGGTGGTTTATCACCGCTTGGGGTGGGCTCTCTATTATCGTAGCTGTTTATAAACTCTACATTTATAGGGTTAGTTATGTCAACCCTAGCGTTTTGCCCCGTACCGACTAAGCGGACCCTGCCAGCCTTTACAGCTTTGGTTATAGCGGGGCTAGACACACCCACCAGGGCGGCTAGATCTTTTCGAGTTATGAGGTGCATAGGTACGGTATTGTAGGAGTTTAACCAGGTTAAGTCAAGGTTAACTTTTAGTTTAACCCGCTCGGAATATTTCGCACCTGAAAAGTATCGAGCTGCCGCGACTGTACT